CTTGTCACGCGCTTCATCCACATCCTTCCAAAAGGATTCGTACGCAGGCTGGCCTATACATGACCACCAACGACGATTGCGCAGCACCGTGGTCGTAAACCAATCGCTCACCCACCATATCGTACGTTCTATAAGACGTCCTTCATAGGCTATCTCCGGCATCCATGCCAACATGCCTTCCAAATCCGATGTAGGGAAGAGAGGACTGTACACATATTGGTATTCATGAGGAGGACCAAACAAGGTGGGAGAGACAACCGCCACCACACCCATCCATGGTTGCTTGGCTTTCGCTAACGCAGCTGTGGACAATTCATAGGAACGCTCGTAGGGAAGCGACGACAGTCTCGCCTCTACGTATTCTACGGCATCTACATTGCAAACTTCCGCCTGCAGCTGCATTTGACACCAGTATTCCATGGGAACTTCGCCCGTTAGGTCCCGTGTAATAGGACACTTGATTTCCAGAAGCCGTCCTTGTTTCACTCCTCCAAGAATCAAGCCGTCTGGACTCGCTGCCAGTCTAGGAAGGGTAGGATGACGAACACGCCCAATGTCGCCATTGACCTCGCCGCCTGCGATACAGCGTTCATACAAGCTGCGCACGACAGGTTCGTAGCGCCACCCCCATTTGAATGCGCTGAGAGACCCTTCGGCATTATTGCAAAACACCGTGGAACTCATAATGGTCACGCTTTCATCTATGGCGGCTTCCGAACATTTCTTCATGACGACCCCATTGCGGGCATTCGCCGAGCCGTAACACACTGTGCCAAATTCGTGGCCTGTAAGGAGTTCCCGACTTTCTCTGTACCATGATTTAGATTTCTGGTCGGTTTGCGGCAGGGCAAGAATACGAGCGACTGCATCAGGATTCGGCTTCAAGGCACGCAAGGCCCGTTCTTTCTCAAAGAGGTAGTATTCGTAAATAAACGCACGGAGGATGACGACGGCGTCCTGCTGCCCCCGAATGCTGCGAAATCCGTAACGAAGCAGGGCTTCCACGGCGGCGGTCATCTCGTCGTCCATCCATGTGGCAAGATCCCACTCATCTTCTAAGGTGGGAGGGTGGGGCTGGACCCAGTCGTGGAACCAGGCGGCGCAATCGGAATAGACCATGTCTATTGATTCCTGCGATTTTGTTTGCATGCTTTCATGAATCATCTTGGTGTTTCTTGGTCAGGCGGGTGGCTTCAATTTTGAATACAGCAGGTACAGCTATATCTCCAGTGCGAATCACTTTTAAACCCCGAATACTTTGAATCACACCATTTTCATACACGACTTGCTGTTTGGTATTTAGCTGTTTGTTGTCGTTGGCCTTCATGAGAAAGGCATACAGAGATTTCTGTTCCTCTGGCGATAACCCAGGATAGGCTTCGGCATACACTCGGAATTTTTGAAGACGGAGCCCTCGTTCTAGTCGCAACCAGGGTTTGGCTAGCGAGGTTGCAGCAGACTCGGCTTGAAAGAAATCCACTGTATTCGCTACGGTAGGTTTTGCAAGAGGGTCCACGGGGGTAACACTGGGTATCACGCCATCCGTGTGGGAGGGGCTGCCACTTCGTTTCGTGTTGCGTCGTGTACTTTTTACCTTAAACATCTTATGAGTATATATGTCTGTTCTGTTTAGATGTCCTCCATTATGTTGACACATAATAGCAAATGAACGTGACGGAAATTATCATAACATGTGTGTTGGCGGTTGTGTTTCCAGCGATCCTTGTGATTCTTTACAACAAGTTTGCGACACCTAAACGAATGAATGCGACATCTGCGCACGAGTATGCTAAAATTATAGCATCTCTCAACGAAAATTCATACACATCTCCTGACAATTTTGTAGAAAATGTTATGAACAGGATTAACAAGAGTTCCTTGTCGAGCCCACAAAAAAGAACTGTAAAAAGAAATTTTACAAAAACCTATCTTACACCTCTCGTAAAAAAAATAAAATGAATCCATCTCCCTTTCAGTAGGGCATGGATCCATCACAACAACGCTGGGCGGACATCACACGAGAACGACAAACCAGCACAGCGCCCTTACCGGACCCCACGGCCATGGCTCCCGGTATTTCAGGTCTTCGGATTCGCCGCGAGTTCTTGTCCCGTGACGCCATCAATTCACGGGCGTGGGATCAGTTTCACGCCACACCACCGACGCAGGTCAGTAGTGATGTGCTTCAGACGAAGAATGCACCCATTCACATGGACATGAATCCGATTGCGTCTCGCACAAATACTGTGACCTATAGAATTCAGCAACAGTACATTCCAGATCCTGTGCGAGGGTCTACGGCGATGAATGGCATTGCACCTCCTCCAGGTCCCATTACAGCACCGCCCTCTACGTTTTCACAAACGCCCTATTTGCAGCGACTGGATGCAGCAGGTGAAGATGCTCGCAACATAATGCGGGAATTCCGTGGATCGGTGGTGGAAGATAACCGAGAACGAGCGAATGATGCGGATCGCAGTTTGACGCAGCGCCAATTTACGGATCGGTGGTTGCCGCAAATGGCGGCATCTGATGCCCAGTCCTTGGAGGCGTACGAGTTATTGCGACCAAAGCAGGATAATTGGCGTGGGATCTCATAAACAAGCAAATTAATTAACCTGTGAACATAGAATGCCAAATAATTTGCCTAAGATTCCCTTGCGTAATATAGGCAAACGCAATTTTACACAAAAAGCAAGTAGGAATCTGTTTGCAAAGACTCCGAAAAAAACGATGCGATTTGGTTTAACAACCTCAAGTAATCCCAACAATGTCAAAAATTATGAACTGGCCCACAGCTTCAACAATGTGTCCGAATCTAGAGGTGAAAAAAACCGCCCGCTGCCCACTTATTTCCCAACGACGGATGCTGAATACAATATGAGAGAGGCCAGGGAAGGAATTTCAAAGATAACGCCTGTAGAGAATCGTGGCCCTTTGAGCGGAAATAATGCAGCACGTGTGTATGCAGAAATTTCGGCAAAGGCAGAAGATCCAAGCAACATGGAAGGACTCATCCTTGCTGACCAACGTATATCCAATTATGGTAAACAAATGTTGCTGCACCGACTTCACCAAAACTATACGACTGAAAATCTTGAAAAACATCCTACTACGCGCAAAAACAAACGAGTTACCCGAACGAGACAATCACGTCGCACTCGTGTATATTAACCTTCTTCATCGCCGAGGCTGTTAATTCACAGCGCTTTTTTCTGCCACTGCTAGATGTACTAACACTGCTGGTGCCACTGGATGCATCGGCAGTTACTGTAGAACTTCCCGTCGTAGATCTTGAATAATGTTCTTTTAGAGTTTTATTCATATCTGTTTCTATTGCTTCCTTGTGCTCCAACACATATTCCAGAATATTTTTCTCTAGAAACCAGCGAAAAAAGTTTAGTTGTCCCACCGTGGTGACGAAAGGTTCTACACCCCTTGCCTGAAACATGATTCGTTCCCGGCGACAAAAGGGGTCAAACAGTCGTTTACTATAGGCATTCAGCTCACGCTTGTAATGAAAATACACGAGGAAATGACGACCGTTTGATGGGAAGGAGGTATTCATCTTTTTAGCATAATTGGTGACAAAGTAGTCTACAAGGCGTAAACTCATGGGGGAGGTGCCCGTCAAAATGGGAAGAAGTTTTTCCAAGTGTCCCGGCACCGTGTAAAATTCTTGGAGCCATGTCACGACGTGGTCCTGTTTACACTGGATACGGTTCTTGACCGTCGTGGAACGTCGTTCTAGAGGGCCAGGAGTGGTCATGATATATTCAAGTAGACCTATGCAAGATTTAGGCCGACGGATAGTTCAAAGATTCGTGCGAATAGGAAGTGGAAAAACTGTAGGAGGAAACTAGAGATGTCAACAACAACAGCATCAAGAACACATTTGTATGTTGCGCCGTCTAGAGGAGGTGCAACACGCCTTCCTGCAACAATACCAGGCGAAACCAACGTGGAAGTGAACATCGGCCAACGACCTTTTTTGATTGGTGTAGGAGACGCAGCAAATGCACGACGACAGAGTTATTTTGCAGGAGGGGGTCTAACGTTATTGCAAGAAGAAAAGGAATTGCTAGACTATTACAAAATAGATGAAACGAATAATGCTTTAAAAGCACTGTTACCAGAGTTCTTCAGAAGTCTCCCACGCTGTCAATCAGATACCAACGTTTTTTTGAAACAAGGGTGCGAACCCGTGTATCAATTGTTGTGGATGGCGAAAATGTCCCGGGGCATTAAGGGTGCCGCTGAAATGCGAGCTGTAGAGACTGCTTTGGCACCTCTGGGCGGGATAGTCACCTCCGTGGAATTAGCGCATTTATCAACATTATTTTCTAGGTTTGACCAAAGCTTGTTGAATGCACGGTTGCAACGATTGGGCCAGTTCATATAGTCATACGGCAGACTGCAACCAGAATATCATAGTCTACAGTAGAGAGGATGTCAACACCAGGTGGGCGCACATTACGAAGTCAAGCTCATAGGTTACCATCAGAAGAATCTGCAACTCTGTCATCTAGCGCAGAGCCTTCTGGAACTACACAGTTTTCTGGAAGTCGTCGTCGCAAAACAAGGGGGGGAGACCCGCCTGTGACATTCGTAGCGGGACGTGCGACTTCTTCTCCGCCTGAAACATCTGAAGGTTCCAGTGCGGCACCTGTCAGCAGGGAAGAAGAAGGCGAATCTAAGGAAGAATCGCGCAAGAGGCAAGAACTCTTTCCGGTGGGATATGGTGGTCAATCGTCCGCGAGTTCACCATTAATATCATATGGAGGGCGAGGTGGTTCGTCGTCCGCGAGTTCACCATTAATATCATATGGAGGGCGAGGTGGTTCGTCGTCAGCGAGTTCACCATTAGTGGTAGAGCGAGGCGGTAGTTCATCGTCCGCGAGCAGCGCACGATTTGAGGCTGGTGAGGGGAAGAGCGGTATCGAACTTGGTGAGGGGGGTACGCATTTAGCAAGCTTCTCAACGCCCCGTGGAGGCGGGGGAAGACATTCAAGTGGTTCTTTGTTATCATTATTACCTTTGTCGGGGGCAGGCGGTCTTTCAGCGACGGCCACATCAGAACGCACCGTGCCTAGTCGCGGGAGTCTATCATCATTTCCAGCCGGAGGCAGCAGTTCATCGTCCGCGAGCAGCGCACGATTTGAGGGCGGAAGGGGGGGCGAGGGCGCCATCGGATTTAGAGAGGAAGGCGAGGAGGGTCTGTATTCATCAAGTTTCGCAACGCCCTCTGGACACAGCGAAAGCATTCTACATGCTTCTATGAGACTACTACCACCTGGGGTGAGAGAAGGCGATGGTAGAGAGACGGCCACAGCTGTGGGCACTGGGGGCGGGGGTCCATCAGTTACAGCTGAGGGCACTGGGGGCGGGGGTGCAGCAGCCCCACTAAGACCTGGATTTGCAGATTTTACTCCTGAGGAGAAAGCTAGGCTGAGAGAGGATTTGCTCATGGTGGGAGACAGTCCCATGCAGTCAGTGGTGGAGCATAGACTTTTTACAACAGAAGAACTTCGTGCGCATTTAACCATAGAGACTGTACCACAAATGATACATTATTGGAGACATGTTGCAGGAATTTGTGAACAACAAATATTAACGCCACAAACCTCGGACGGAGTAAAAATAGGGTTGCAGGAGCTGCGGCGTTCCATTCTGAACAGGATTCGTGAGTTAGAAACAGATGCAGGCATTGCACTAGCGATTAGACCTCCTCCTAGAGGAGGAATAGCAAGACCTCCGTCAACATCTGGCCCTGCTCCAGGAACATGTCCGTGCCCCGATATTGCGTTGGCAATTCGGAATTTGGCTACTGCTATGGGTGCATCTAGTACAGCAGCGACTGTTCAACCGCAGATTGCGAACATTCAACGACAGTTGGAGGAAGTTCGTGCTGCGGCAGAGCAACGTGTAGCGACAGCGGAAACTGAATTACGTCGGTCACAAGCAGAGGTGATTCGTTTGCAAGGGGAGTTGAATACACAAAGAGCTGCAGCAGCAGGAGCTTCCTCATCGGCGTCTAGCTCTACCGCAGAGGTTGCGGATTTGACTGCACGGTTGACGCAGGAAACCGAACGGAATAGGTTTCTTGTGGAGCGAAGATTAGATGCAGAACGACGATTGCAGGAACTGGAGCAAGCACAAACTGCCGCAGAGCAGGCAACGCAGGCAGCACAGGCAGCAACAGCACAGCGATTGCAGGAATCACAAGCCGCAGCGCAGGCAGCGCAAGTAGCTCAGGCAGCCGCTGAAACTCGGTCAGCAGCATTAACGCAGGCACTGGACGACGCACGAGTCGTCGCAGAAAGGCAGGCCACATTATTAACAGAATCAGTGGATGAAAAACGAACTCAAGTACAAGAACTGCGAGAAAGACTTACAGTAGCAAGCAGTTCTCTAGACACTCAACAAGAGACAATTGATAGATTGAACGCAGATGCTGCACGAACTGGCGCTACCTTGGAAGAAAATGCCGCTGACATCACCAGGTTGAGAGCAAGAGAGGCCGCTCTACAAGAGCAGATTGCAGCCATTGAAGCATCCACTGCAAGGAATGCAAGTATGAAAAATGCAACAACCGAAGAATTGCGAAGGTCGAACGCAGAGTTGTCGGTGCAGTTAGAGGCAGCAAACGCAACCCATGCAAAAGAAGTTGCTGAACTGACAGCAAGTAGAGCAGCACTCAATGACCATTACAAAGAGGAGCAGCGTGTTTCAGCAAAATTTGGGGAAGATTTGGCTGCACTTAAAAGGAAATATGACGCTGTGTCCAATGCTCTTGGAGCTCCCTCCACCGAGGAACTTGCCGAGAGAGTGAGAACTTCATTGGCAGAACTGAAAGATGTCAGGAGACGAGCAGCGGAATGCAACGAACAACTTGAAGCAATCAGAGCCCATGTTGTAGAACTGGAACAAGCGAATGCAGAGCTCAGACGTGAATTGGCTGCCAAGGAGGAGGAGATGCAAGGACTTCGTGCAGAAAAGGAGACTCACGAGAAATCTATTGAGGTGCTATCAGCAACGAGTGTAGAGCTTGGAACTGATTTGGCATCCAACATGGAAAAGGTGAAAAGACTTACTGCGGAAGTAGCCAATTTAAAGGAGATTTCCACCACCGCCATCAGTCAAGCGAAAACTACCACTGCAGAAGAAGCTGCAGCAAAGGCTGCGTTGACAGAACGATTAACGGCAGCTGAAGCAGCAAGAGATGAATACAACGCCACCGCTACAAATACGGCAGCAGAGTTGGCTCAAGTGCAAGCACAGTTGGCTGCAGCAAAAGCATCCGCCGCTGCGATGGAACAAAGATTTGGCGAAGCTAGTGCAGCCAAGGACCGGTGCGAGCAAGCACTTGCTGAAAAAAATGACGAATTGGCTCATATACAAGAAACTTTAACTGGCCTTGCGGCAAAGGCTGCAGAATTGGAAGAATCCCAAGCTGAAGTTGCAGCAGCTCGGCAAGTGTCTGAAAGCTTGAGAAGCGAGTTAGAATCTATAAAGGAGAGAACAGCCAAGAATGTTGCAGACGCTAAAGCGAACGCATCCACAGCACAACAAACCGCCTTGAATGCTATGCAGGCAGAATTATCAGCTGCAACTAAAGCTACAGAACAAGCACGAGCCAGTTTGTCAACAACGACAGAGAAAAAAGATGCAGAGATTGCGGTATTGACAAGAGAATTAGAGGCGCTTAGACATCCACATGGTTATGTGCGTCAAAAAGTTGTTGGCATTGAAGGGGAAATAGCAAAACAGGCTTCAAGACCCTCTTCTCGGGCCCCAAGTCCCACATCTCGAACAAGTTCCTTTGGCTCAAGCGCTTCATTTGGAGGCGAAACCTCTGTATCAAAGGGGAGCGAGCGGTCAGCGCTTGAAATTGCAAGTAACTTTGCTGCAATAAGAAAGCCTGCTGCATTGGCCGCATCAACTGCAGCATCGCCGCCGCCTAAGGC